CTCACTTTGTGGTCTGATACCATACTTCTTCTCTATGGCACGTACCATACGTCGGAAGTCTGTTTTCTCATAACCTTCAGCAATACGGTAGAACTCATACTCGTCTCCACCTATATCACAGGCATGACAGTAAAACCTGCCAGTTTCAATATTTATGCTCATAGACTCCCGATTGTCGTCATGCCACGGACATCTAACAGCACATTCACCTTCTGAGTTTGGATTAAGATTAGTAAAGTAACTACTGTAGAAATTCTCAGCCCACTGCCTTCGCTCCATGCTATACCTCCTTTCCACTATAGTATATTGTGTCGAATACCGATTTAACCCTCCTGGTATACAACTCTCCTAACACCTGCATTCAACAGCAACTTGGCACACATGAAGCAAGGCTGGTGGGTACAGTAAACCGTGGAACCTTCAGTGCTAATCCCATGCAATGCAGCTTGGCAATGGCATTTGCTTCTGCGTGAACTGCTCTACACAACTCGTGCCTCTCACCTGAAGGAATACCTGCCCTCATGCAGGTCTTGCAGTGTTCAACCCCTCTGGCTACACCGTTATACCCTGTAGATAATACATGGTTATCCTTAACAAGCACAGCCCCTACTTGACGTCTCAGGCAGGTAGAACGTTCGGCTACCACCCTTGCCATCTTCATAAAATAAGTGTCAATATCTGGTCTCATGAAATCTCCTCCTTTTAACAAAATTAGGGAAGGAAGGCTGTGCCTCTCTCCCCTACCGTGACAGGTTCTTATTAGAACGGTTCCTCTTCATCGTCTGAGGAACTATCTCCGTCGTAAGGCTTCAGGTTCTGAACGTCTTCCCTTTCCTTACCCTGCCATTCTCTGTGTCCTACTACAGCAACGCACTTTCTGCCAAGCAGGTCGTCAAAATCCACCTCTGTGACTGACTTCGGAACCTCGTACCCAAAGGTCTCAAGTGTCTCCTTAATCTTCCACATGGTGGAAGGCATCACAGGAAGATTGTAGAACAACTGTCTACCTTTGTGCTCTCCTTCTGCCACCTTGAGTACCAGAACGTACATGTCATCTCCGCTCTTGGTCTCCTTGAGATTGACGTCGAATAGGAAACAAGGGTACTCTCCTTTCGGCAACAACTCAAACCCATCACTCACATTACTGAAATCGAATTTAGCTCTCATTATGCTTTACCTCCTTTATAATTTGGTCGATATAATCAGGAACCTCAATAGCTCCATCTGTGATTTTGTTAAAAACATGGAACATGGTCGGCTCCAACAACCCTGTGCCTAACTTGCCACTTCTGTCTTTTGCCATGTATTTGCCTTTCGGTTGTGTCAACAACTTACGGACACCCTTCTCTTCAGACACAAACATGTAACCTACCACATCTACGTATCCCATAACATCAGCTGCTAGTTTAGGTGTCAGGTCAGGCATAACCTTAACACTACCATCTGTCTCATCTTTTCTTTCACTTGCCAAGCAGGTGAATACTACGTTCATTGGCAAGTCTCTGAAGGCTCTTACCAGCTTACGCAACTGTTGTGTGTTCTTGCCATAATCCTGCAGGATAGGTGTGTCACGGTCGAACTTGTCATCCCTCTTTGGGTCTGACAGTATCTCATCCATGGACATACGCTGTATCTCACTCAAACTGTCAAGCACAACGGTCTGTCTGTCGTGTTGTCCACTTTTAAGATACCAGAATATCTCCTGTAACTCCTTAATGCTGTCTGGTCGGAACGTCTTGATATCCAACTTCTTGTGGAAATCTTTGAACTTGTTCAAACATAGTGTGCCACCCTCACAGTTAATAATCAGTGGTTTGGGTGATAATGCTGCTGCAGTGGTCTTGCCTACACCTGGGTCAGAATACAGGAGAACCTTCGCTGTAACTGGAACCTCCTCAATGTTGGCAATCCTGTTCTGCAGTCTTTCTAATACCTTCTTGTCCACTTAACTCCCTCCTTATTGTTTAATTTCATCGAATTTGATTTCCCTTGGAACATACTCCTTCTTGATAACGTCATACAGTAACATGTTCACCTCCCCATGTTTAGCAAGGACAATTGCCACTGCCAGCACGTTCAAAACCGCATTTCCACTAAGCAATATCCAGTCATCTTTCTCGTGATTAGCTAGCATGCCCTTGAACTCACTCAGAAGTCTCTCTACGTTGAATATATTGACTCTACCCACTGTTAATGGGATAAGCTCACCGTAGGACTTGGCTGCATCAAAATTGTGCCCTGCTGAATTAACTATCCAAACTTTGCTCATCCATCATCAACTCCTCCCTTCACTAACAGTATATCGATTAATCCTGCTTGCAACCCCACAGATATCAAAATTATTCTCAATGTAGAAATCATCCTTGATACCCTTGCTCTCCATGATACACAACTCACGGTATGGGCAATCCCAGGAACAATCTCTGGTTGCATTACGGTACACCCTGCAGCCCCTCATGTCTCTAGACATTTCATACAGTTCATTTTTGATGTTCTCAAGCTCCTCTGGTGTACGATAAACTCTATGTCTCTTGAAGAACGGTTTTGAGTTCTCCTTCAGGTAGTTAAGGATGTCCACATAGTCATTAGGATTGAGTCTGTTATCCTTAATCGCCTGGAGATAGGTATCTACGTCTGTGTCAATGCTCTTAACCTTGCTCAATCCTCCACTCTTAAGCAACTGGGGAACCGTCGGTAGCTTGGTACGAACAAGATTGAATATAATACCAGACACAGCTCCATAATCACCTAACATCTCAGCCAATGCCCACAGGTAGTAGTTTGCTTGTTCGTCAAGGACAAGGTTCTCTTCATACTTATCCAAGTCAATACTGGTAAACTTGTGGTCAACCAACCACAACTCTCCTGTACCATCTTCCACTACCAGGTCAAACACTCCCTGCAGGTCGGTCATAGACTTGTAACCTTTTGCTGTCGGTATTGCTACCTGGAAGTGTTCCTCCACTGCGTGGATTTTTAGGTCATCCCCTACCTTATTATAATGGTCGATATAACGCTTCACCAGTTGCTCGGCTTGGTCTCTTATCTCCTGGTACTCAATCATTTCCTCCTGGAACATATCCTTGGTCTGCTCACGCCAATAGTTCTCACTGGCTTGTTGCAGGTCTTCCCCTTTGTAGTATGCTTCCAGTAATGTATGCCCATAGTTACCCAGGTCAATCTTCTTGACACGTTCCTTCGGAACTAACCCTCTCACGTAACGATAGTACCACTTCTGTCTACACCTCTTCCATGATTTTAACTGGGTGTAGCTCACTACGTTCTTTGACATCAAACAACCCTCCATTCTCTTAATTTTCCATTACACACACCACAGGTGTGATACCTACCTCCATACTTAAGTCTTCTGCTTCTCTTGTACCTCATACCACAATCACTACACACGTATTCCCAGTTGACTTTGGCTCTGCCCTTTGAGTACCTGGACACGTTACCACCCTTGGCTTGAATGTCTCTCATTTTCCTCATGAAGGCTTCGCCATGTCCTTTAATCTGCAGGTGTATCATTTCATGCAGCAAAACACTCTTGGTCTCCTCCCAACCGTATTTCTCAGCATAGGGATAAGATATCCTAATGAGTCTCTTGTGTGGATAGCACAACCCTGCAGCACTGGACATTCTATTGCTATATTCTATTGTGACTAGGTTTGCTGGAGGCAACTCATTGTTGAAGAACCTTTTGTTGTATTCGGTGTACACTTCATACAACTTACTTATCTCCACTGTCGTCATCCTCCCAATTGGGTAAGGCTTCCAGTTCCTTGATTAGGTCTTCCGTCTTAGCACTAAGTCGCTCAAAAGCTTCTCGGCATATCTCACCCCTGCCGTAAGCTCTTCCTATCCTGTTCTTAAAGAACCCCAGTTCCTGGAGTCCACCCTCTTTCAAGGTCTTCATGTTACCCCTCCTCTCTACAGTATTTGATAGGTATCTCCACCATCCTACTTCATTATATCAGAACACCAAGTAGTTAACCCCAGTTTTCTGAATTTTTGCAAAAATTTACCTCCTCTCCTGGGAGAGAAGGTAAATTGGCACAGTGCCTTGCTCACCTTTCAGTGAATTGAGAAATTTCAATGCCTTAGAGTCTTCACTCTCCTTATAATTTGAAAATCTGTCTCAAGTCTTCTGCTGTCAGTTGCCCATTAACTATTGCATCAAAGCTCTCCCCTTTCGCTTCCAGCAACTTCTCAATGTATTCCTCTACGGTTCCACGTGCCACCATGTTTACAATGGTTACGCTGTTCTTCTGCCCCATCCTGTGCAAACGGTCTTCAGCCTGTGCATTGATTGCAGGTGTCCAGTGCCTGTCAAGGAATACGGCAATGTCTGCTGCAGTCCAGGTTAGTCCATGTGCTGCTGCTTCGATAGTTGCAAGCATCACCCTCACGTCGTCCTTCTCCTGAAAATCTTTTGTAGCCTGGTGTCTGTCTTCTTGCTTGACTGCACCTGTAACAGCAACCCATTTGATACCTACTTCATCCAGTTGCTTGCTGAACAGTTCTATTGCTCTACGGAACTGACTGAATACCACTATCTTATGTTCAGCTATATTGTCCTGTATCAGCTCCGTTAATGCCTCAAACTTGGCACTCTCGGCAACCTCATCTGACAACAACTGTGTAGATACGGCAATCTGTCTCAATCTGGTAATCTGTGCAATCACCACTGGTGCTGCAATGGTCTCTCCATTTGACAGTGTAGCTATGGCATCACGTTCCATGCTCTTATAAATCTTAGCTTGCTTGCCTGTAAGCTCTACCAGGAACCTTTGGTGTATCTTGTCAGGTAACTCGGTAAGAACCTCTTTCTTGGTTCGTCTAAGCATAATAGGTGCCAACAGTCTCTTAAGCTCCTCCTGCTGCTCTGGTGTACCCATACCTATCTCCTTACCCCAACCATTGTCGGTTATGGTACAATACCTCTCCACGAACCTCCAGTAGCTCCTGAACTTGTCAGGATATAGTCTGTGCAGCAGGCTCCACAACTCATCAGGTCTGTTCAGCATTGGAGTACCTGTCAACAGGAATACACGGTCGGCTTTAATCTTGTTAATAGCCTTGGTCTGTTGTGCCTTCCTATTTTTAATCTTGTGTGCCTCATCCAGCACCAACACATCCCAGTGTATTTTCTGCAGTTCCTCGTGCAATCTCATTGACTCGTAGTTGATTATCAGGTATTTCCCGTCGAACTCCTCGATAGCCTTCTCACGTTTGGCTCTGGTTCCGTCAACCACCACTGCCTTGCTGTCAGTCCACTTACCAACCTCGTCATGCCAGTTCCACTTCAAACTATTCGGACAAACAACCAACACTCTCTTGGCTCCAAGCTCCTCACATGCTGTAATTGTCTGTAACGTCTTACCTGTACCCATGTCATCTGCCAGAATACACTTGCCAGTTGTGCTCAAGAAGTTAGCTCCCACTCTCTGGTAGTTTCTAAGCTTGTCGGCAAACGGAACGTTGATGTCAACGTCTTTAATTTCCTTCAACTCCAACAACTTCATCCTATTACGCTCGATACGTTTAACGTGTTCCTTAACATCAGGTGCCACTTTAAGGTTAGGAAAGGTTGACACTAACTGGTCAACCGTTTCCTTCTCAATTGGGTATTCCCAAACTTTCATCTGCCCATTCCATTTCCAGCCTGGAACTGACTTAGCAAGTTCTTTCTCTTCAAAGGCACATTTTAGTGCCAATTTATTATCCCACATTAACAACACAGCCATCTTCCAACACCTCTTTAATCTTCTTCTTAGCCTTGATGAATATCCTGCTTATCTGTGACTGTGATAGGTTCAACCTCAAGGATATCTCTTTCTGAGAATAACCCTGTACGGTCAATAACACAACCTCGTGTTCTTGGTTTGTCAGAACTGAACTGAACCTTTGGAGACTGCCAATGTATTCCTCTTCTGGATTGCAACTCTCATCAGCCACATCATATTCTATCTCATCTATACTGTCACAGATGTTGTGTTTTGAGAGTTCTTTAAGTATCTCATTCCTCATAACCTTATAGGCATAAGTGCTGAATGTAAACCCTAAACTGTCCTTATAATTTTGGCTTGCTTTGTATAATCCTATAAGTGCAAGTTGCTTGATATCCTCCATGTCAACGATTGTGTTTGGTGTAAACTTAGAAGCAATATGATATGCCATACGAATATTCTCCTCGAACATCATTTTTAATCTCCTCTCCTTTATATATAGTTTTCAAAGAACCTGTGGATTTTCAGAAGGGTAATACCCCTATCTGCCCGCTGATATCCCAACAGAACCCAAATTTTCAAGTGACATTTCCAGTGAGTCCGTGGGTAAACCCCAGTTCCGGTATCCCTCCTGGATAATTTCATAATATCCAGCTCTTGGTAAGCTTAACTCAAAGTGTTTGTGCATCTTGTACGTTATAGCACGTACCGAACCCATTCCTCTGGCTTTCACCTGTACGGTGTCTCGGTAATACAAATTGGGATACCCTTCGTAAATATCCAACGCTTTCAAGTCTCTCTTGCTAATCCTGTACAACGCTCCATGCACTTGGTCTTTCCTTCTTGCCTTCTCAATTGTGGCTACCCCTCTTCTATATGTGAGTCGGTAACCATACAGGATAGCTTGTGTCAGTGGCTCTGCGTCTGGGCAACGTCTCAGCATTTGCTCCAGGTGCAGGTTGCTACCGTATGTAAATATATCATCCTCATTCCTCCTTCTGACCTGTCATCATCAGGCTGGGTAGGTCATCTCCCAGCTACCACCTGCCAGTATCCACCAGCAGGTGGTTTCGACATCTTATTGGGAATTCCTGACATTGTACACTGTTGACTTGCTAATTCCGAACTCTTCTGCAACCTCGGCAACGCTCTTACCTTCTGCCAGTCTCTCAAGAATGAGTCTGTTACGTTCCTCAACAGTGAGTTGTTGGTTGTTAGTTAACCTCTCAATCCACTCCTTCTTACGTTCGTTCAATTCTGCTCTGCTACCTTCCATCTCTTCCAAAACCTCAAACCTGAAAATCTCAGAGTTGCGGTTGTGTCTGTCTGCTTCCTCTTGGATTGCTTTCGGTGCCTTGCCTTTGGTTACCCAGTTCATGTAGTCTCTGAAGGCTATCTCAATCTGACTGCTGGCACCTACATAATAGAAGTCTGGGTTACGGTCTGTCACTACTTTAAACACTCCACTTGTCTTGGTTGCTGGTGCTGGTGCTTCAGTCTGCTCTGGGTTGGCATACGCCACTATCTCGATGAAGTTATCCTTACCCTCAAGCTTGGTTATGAAGTCTGCACGCTCCTGCTCTGTTCTGAAATCTTTCTCCTTGGTTACAATCTGATCGTTGCGGTCGGTCTCTTTCCACCTTAATCCATACATCATTTTCTGATTTCCTCCTTATTATTTGGTTCAGGGCTTTCGCCCTGTCGTTAATCTAATTTTACCTGAAAGTCGGTTTGAAGTCACATCCATTAAAAGCTAATTTTTGTCATTTACCTACCATGTTCACATGTCCACCTCCTTAATGCTAATCTTTTCAGACTTTTTCAAACTTTTTCAAACTTCCTCAAAAACTTCCACTGCACTCTTAGGTATCCACCCTTCATACTCAATCTGCTCAATCATCTTTCTGATTGCCTCAACGTCTTCTGGGTGCTGTGGGATATGGTAGTGCTTGCCACATTCTGGTCCAATTCCGTACAACACACTCACTGGGTGGGTCAATCGTCTTCCACAATGTCTACAGGTGCTAGTTGGTGTAGCCAATGCATGCCCTTTTATTAGGTAAGCTCTTTCTGTCTCGTGCTTGATTGTTGCCTGCAACTCTCTGGGTGTGCCTATCTTCCTTGCAAACCATTGCTTGATGTAAATCCTGGCTTGCTTCTCTGCAGGTGGTGTCAGCTCCCTCTTACGTCTTATAAATATTTTGCCTAGGTCATCCCGTATTAGCTCTCGGTCTTCTGGATGTTCTTCAAAGTGCTTCTGCAACCACTGTGCTACCTTCATCAGTTCTTCTAAGTTCCTGACTTGCAGCATTTCCGTTTCAGCCTTGTTATACACTTTCAGTGTACACATCTTATTCACCTCCTGTCATCATTTTAATAACTCCAACTCTCAGCAACTCATGGATGAACTCTTTGGCATTGCTGTATTGTATCTTGCTACCATCCCACACCTCACAACGTCTTGCTACTCCTGCCATATATTCATCTCGGCTCTGTGGTAGCCACATGTCAAGCTTCATTGCTGATACCAGGTCTTCGTAAGTCTCGGCTTCAAACCTGGCACCGTCTTCACAGATTATCTTAATCATCTACATCACTCCTTTTCAAAGTTCAGTTGCCTGCCTCATCAGTGGTGGGAGGCAATCCCCACCAGACTCCCCACCTGGGGAGTTTCGGCTGTTAGCTTGCTAAAGTCAAGTTATATTTCTTAGCCAGTTCCTGGCGTCTCTTGTTCAGGTAACTGATTGCCTCCTGCTGCAATTCGTCGGCTCCCATCCAACCGTATGCTCTGATAACTTTCTTGAAGTTGAACCAGTCGGTTGCACCTTTCTTCAGTTGGATTGTTCCGTTGACAGCTCTCTCAACCATCATCTGAGTGAACACTATCCAGCTCAAGATTTTCTGGTACTCTGTACTTCCACCGTGCTGTCTGAATTCGATTGTTCCGTGTCTTCTGAAGCTCTGGCAATTCAACTTGATGTATCTGCTTGGATATACCCTGTCGATTATCTCGTCAACGCTCTTGGCATTCTGCAGTTGCTCTAGGTTTGTTCGTGGACTCTGACAGTATCTGTTGTCATTCCCACGTCTGCTCTTGGCTACCAATTCGTCTATGCAATCTTCGTATCTAGCATACATACCATACAGGTTTTTGAATGTTCTCAATGAGAAGTCGTTTGCGTCGTGGTGAACGTGAATTCCACATGTCCTGTCAACCTTGGCTCCCACCTGGTTGAGTGCCTTGAGAACTTTCTCAAGCTGGTTGAAACCGTCTTGTCCTTTGAGAGGTGGACTCACAATCTCAAGTCCTTCATAACTTACACTGCTGTCGGTAACTATCTTCCAGTATGGTCTGGTTGTGTGGTTGTAACCTTCCACGTAACACTCTATTCCTTGTTCTCTCACAGCCTGGGCAACTTCCTCTGCATATGCCCCACGTCTGTTGGTTCTGCCTAAGAAGAATTCAATCTCCACTCCGAATGTCCTATTGTTATTGAAACCTGTGTTCTTTTTCATCCTGATTTCCTCCTTATTATTTATTTGGTTCTAGGCTATCGCCTTGTTGTTAATCTAATTATACTCTGAAATCGGTTTGGAAGCACATCCATTAACAACTCGTTTTCACTGTTTATCTGCCATATTCATATGCCTGCTTCATTGTGCTAACTTTTTTCAGACTTTTTCAAACTTTTTCAAACTTTCTTTAAAACCTACCTTTTGGTAGAACCTTGGGAATCTCACTCCCCTGTTCACTATTATTATGTACCGTCTGGCAAATTAAATTCCATGTTGACATAAAAAATCGGCATGATTTGAAATTTCATCCTCCCAGGGTAAACGCTTTCCAAAAATATTTTCGTTCACCGTGAAAAAATTTACCCCAAACCCATTTTCAGGTGGGGAGGAGGAAATGGATTTTAAGCCGATTTTCCATCTAGCCCAGTAATACCAGGCATTACAGGCATTATTTTCGTCTTTTGAAACCGATTTTTTGCGTGTCAGGCACCTGGAAGAAGGTAATCACAGCCAAAAATGGGATATCATTCACCTTGATTCACCTTGATTCACCTTGATTCAAGGTGAAACACAGTGAAATTTTCACCTTGATTCACCTTGTTTCAAGGTGAAACACCTTGATTCACCTTGAAACACCTTGAAACACCTTGAATGATAAACGTAAAAATAAAAGCTCCTCTTATAAAGAGGAACTTTTATTGTCTCTCAGTCAGGTAATCGTACCCTTACTCCTTAGGTAACGGTCTGGTGGTAGCCCATTCCTTGAGTTCGTCGAACACTTTTTGTATCAGTGCCTTGTACATATCTTCTGTCAGGAGGAACCTTATCCACTTGGGTAGCATTGGGTATGTGTTCTCTTTAACCCAGTTGAACTTTGCCTCTCCGTTCTCCAGCACCAATTCCCTGGCTCTCTCTTCAGCATGGAATATCATAGAAGCAATAAGCTTTCTAGCCTTCCCCCAGTCGTAAATTGCATAACC